GTGCCTCCGTTATCTTCGCCCCCTACGAAGATCCACCGCTGATTCGATGCATCCCAAATGATGTCTTTCACACCAGTGAAATTGACACCGGGCAAAGCGTGGGATGTTTGTCCACCGGTCAAAACCTCATCGATCGCCGCGGACCCTAGGGTGCTGTAAGTCGAGCCAACGATGTTGATCCCGGTGTGCGTGGGAGTGTCGGTCGGGGGCTTCGTGGCGAGCGCCTTATAACTTCCGTTGACCGACCCAGGCACGAATTGCAACCACACCCACGTCGAGCCATCGCCCGATGTCGTGATTTGTCTTCCCAAGCCTGCAGTGATCCAGCCGGGCAATCCTTCGTCATAAATGACGCGATCGGTGTGGATCCGCTGGACCTGGCCTTCGTCGTTCGGGGGACCTAGGTCAACCCAATTTGTGACCGAGAGCGTTGAGAAATATTGGATCCAACGGCTGATCAAGTTCTCTCGAAAGTTCTCGTGCTGCGCTGGCGGGTTCTCTTCCGGCAAGTGCCCGTCGTCTCGCTTGCCTGAACCCGGGTTCACCTTCGTCGGGGTGGCGTCCCAAGGTTCGCCGGGGTCGTTGATGTTGAGATCGTTCGCCCAAGAGGGGAGCAGACCCGTAGGCATCGTGAGTTGCTTGTCCGCCATTTTCTTACTCTATCACGCTCGAGAATTTGCCGGGATCCGTCGACGCGCCCGTGGTGCTTCCAAGCGAGCCCCCTGTGACCGCGCCCGTCACTGTATCACCCAAAGTGAATTTATCCGCGCTTGTTGTCAGCGTCTTGTTCCACTGCAGCAAGGTCCGCACCCCGCCGAGATCCGCTTCGTCTAGCAAGCTCACGAGCAGATCGACGTTGGCGGCGGTCGGATCAACGATCGTCATCCTCAGCTGCGCGGGGGGCTCGTCTCGAAATTCGAAAGCCTCACTGGCGGGGAGCAGCAGCCGAAGAAGCTGGATCAGATCCTCGGGGGTGCCGCTCGAGAGATTGATCAAGATGCGCGCGCGGATGGCTGTCCGGAAGTCTTCGTCGACGGATGTCGTCCGCGGCTGTTGAACCAGATCCCCAAGGATCGTGAGCTGTACCCCGACCGCGTCGTCAAGGTTGCGCTCGAGCAGGATTTCGAAAAGCGCGTCTTCGATGTCCTGCATTTGATCGAGGTAGGTTTTCAACCACGCGACGAGGTCGGGCTTGTCGCGCCACTGTTCGATGAACCGAGACACTCGCAGCGCGTGATCGTCGAACTTGGTGATCAGCTCGCCAGCCATCTATCTTTCAACCCAACCCCGCAACAAATCGTTGCGCCACTTGTGCCACCCGCACCCTACGGCGTTCGCCTCGTTCCCACCGATCGCTAGATACCGATCGCCGTCTATCTGTAGCACGCACCTTGTGTGCCCGTTGCCGCCCCGTAGCGGGTCGCGGAGCGTGCCAGCAACCCGCCGGGCTAGGATGGCAATGCTCCCCGGCGTAGGCGTCCAGCCCACCGGCCGGAGGGTCCCGGCCTTGTGGGCATCTTCCACTAGCTCACGCACCGAAACCCGAAGCCCATGCGGCGGCGTCTCTCCCGGGCGTAGGACGGCGCACAAGGCGGCCGACTGTAGCGCCGCACACCATGCCATTTCATCCGCCCAAAGCGGCAGAGGCGTGCCGTGGAGCCACTGGGGGGCGCCGTCATCATTGATCCCCAGGAACACCCCGCCCCTGCGACAGTGCTTTGAGTAGCTAAGGATCAGCGGCTCATGATGGCTGCCCGGGATCTCGCGGGGGTCCAGTCCAAACTGATAGCCCAACCAGGCACAGCACCGCTCCCCGATACTGAGATCGGACACGTCTAGGATCCCCTCATCCCAGGACGGGACTGGCGAGGGGAGCGTGTCCGGGGGGCGCATCCGTTCGAACTCGCGGACCGCGTCCGCGAGCCAGTCCGGGCCCCACGTCGTCAACGCGGCGATGTGCTCTTGTGTGTCACTCTTGCGGATGTCGAACGCGCGGACCCTAAGCCCCCCGTCGGAGTCCCCGTCCAGCCCCGTAGCGGCCCTGAGAGCGTTCGCCACCTGCGTAGTGCTAGCAAAGGCGCCTGCGCCCGTCTGCGGCGTCTGGACGTCCGTGTGGCCCAGCCAGCACACACACTCCCCGGCCTGTGCACGCTCCGCGTATCGAACGAGCCCCGTCAGCTGATCAGCGTTTGGAGCTCCACCGACTAGGCTCGTGTGCCAGCTGTCGATCGCTACCAGCCCGCCGAGCTGGTCCGCGCTCCCGTCGCTTTCCTGCAACAACACGCGCGCCAGCCCGTATCCAGCACTGAAGGTGGCCAGCACCGCGCCGCTGTAGCGCTCGAGCTCTCGCCCACCGTAGCGCACGATCTCTTCAAGCATGGTCCCCCGGCCGCCGTTCGCGATGGTGCGCGCCAAGCGTGTGTAGGCGCTCGAGCGCCCACCCCCCGGAGCGTTGACGATGATCAGGTCGCAGCCTGGGGGCAGGGCAGCCTGGTAGGCGTCACGAACCGACGGATCGGCGTGCACGAGGATCGCAAGCGTCGTCATGTGTCCCCGAACTTCCGCCGCGCCGCCGCGTCCGCCGCCGTACGGGCAGCCAGGATCGCTGCCCGTTCTTCGAGCTTGGCGCGCGTCGCGTCGGGACCCAGCGCGAGCAGCAATAGATCCAACACAGCATCTGCGATCGACACGATGAGGGCGGAAAGGGCGGGGTTCACGGTGTGTCCTCCAGACACTTGGCGTCGACCCCTTCGCGGCAGTGTCGGTAGTCTGCCATCGACAGACTGCGATCGACACAGTCGGTGTACATGGCTGAGCAATCGGCGATCCGCTTGACCGATTCCGGGGGCAAGCCGCAGGCCGACAACACCAGCGCGAGCACGAGCAAGCGAATCACGATAGCCATCGGCCGTTTCCCCTCTGGAGCATTTGAACGAACGGCAGCACCAACGTTGAGATCCCACCGCCCTTCGCGGGCAACTTCAATCCGAGGACAAGTGCGATGAAGAGCACGCCGTATGTTGCATCTAGCCGGCCGAGCGCGACGAATGCGCCGACGGTGAGGATTGCGACCACATCGGCGATGACATGGATCCAAAGCTTGGTGGTGGGGGCGGGCTCGGTTGCCATGGTCGGGCTCCTATCAGGGGACGGTTGCGAAAGTTTCTGCGACGACGATCCGACCGGTGTCGAGGCGTGCGAGATCCCTCGGTCCGATCGTGAGGTTGGATGTGCCAGAAGGCGTCACGGAAAAACCGAGCTCCGGTGGGCTGGTTTGATCGAAGACCCCAGCGAACGACATAACGATCTCTGTGAGTCGGTTCGCAATGACATCGCGCCCGAGCAAGAAATCGGAATCGTTCAACGCGACAAGCGCCGCCTTCAAAGCCGTCTCCCCGGCGTAGCCTGAAGAGCTGTCGATCTTGGGGAAGACATCGACCCAGATCTCGATCTCGGCAGGACGGGAGAAAAGGATCGTGTGGGAGTTGCCCGAGGAATCCGTGGCCGTGCCGCTGTCCGTTCCGAACGTACCGATCCCCCCACCCTTCGTATCCCAGATCAGCTGGGCGATCTCATCGTCCGTCAGGGTGGGGGGTGTGCCATCGAAGACAACGACCTCGACCCCGTGGGGCGGCACCCCGTTCACGTCCGTCACATCGGACGTGTTTTCGAAAACAGTACACTGGAAAACTTCGTCGTCGGACAAGACATCAGCGCGGATCGCATCGAGAGTTGCTTGCCCGGTGGCGCGCAACTCTTCTTCGCGACGTTGCCTGAGCGCTGCATTGGTTTCGATCTCCAAGCCTTCGACCGCGTCGAGAGGATTTGTAACAGAGTTCCACCCCACGACAGGGGTCGAGATCACTGTGATCGTTCCTGAGTTCGCAATGACCGCGCCAACAAACTCCGCTTCGAAAGGCACGGCTTGTACGCCACCACCCGGCGCTGTGAAATCTGCAACGGGCGTCCAGCGGTTGTCAGGCTCCCCGGTCACGTTCGCGAAGTTCGTGCCCGCCAGAAGCGTCGTGCCGATGTTCAGATCGCAGTCCAGGGATACGGCGCCCTTCGTCGCAGGGTTCCGTACGGTGCCTGTGATCGCGGAGAGTTTCTCTTGTAAGAACCCCTCGACCGCGTCGGGGTTGAATCCGTTGTAGGCTACTTGAGCGAGCTCCCAGAGCTCTCGAAGTTGCGCCGCGATGATCCCGTTCATCTGGCCGATTGGCTCTTCGGGCGAAGTGTTCAGGGTCACTTCGAGATCCGCACGTTGCTGCGCCGAAAGCTCTCCTAGGATATCTTCGATCGTTTTGATCGTGAGCCCTGTTGCTGCGTCGACTGCCATCAAATGATCCTAGGTAGCGAAATGATAAACTCTTCCGGCTGCGCACGGAACACCACACCGCCGGTCAAAACGATCTCGAGCGGGGAGATTGTAAACTGTCGCAAGCTGCTGTCGAGGCTCGTTACCATCCGTGCGATCGAAAGCACCCCCGGCGTTGAAAGGATGGCACGACGGAAGATCGATTGAACAAGAGAGACATCCGGATTTTTCACAAGGATCGCCTCGAAGTAAGGCATACCTTGCCGCTTGTCCAAGAACCATTCGCGCTTGAAGAAACGGAGACGCGCCATGATCCGAAGGCGGATCGCTTCGACGCCTCGAACGATGCGCGGGGGGATCTCAATGTCGCCCGTAGCTTCGACGATCGCGAACGTCGAGAATTTCAGCGTGCCGCCTAGGTCCCCGTCCGCCGTTGTCACCACGGCCGGCTGAGCTACGGACAGCGGGAAGCTGAAAGCTGGTAGCGACACTACGAAGCCTCTTGCCCGTGCACGTCGGTCGCGTGCACTTCGAATGTGGGTGGGTCTACCCACCCGCTGTTACGCCTCACAGTGTACCGAAAACCTCCAGCGATGGCACCCCGGGAAGACAGCCCCGAGAAAGCCCCGCGGAAATTGTCCCCGTCGTGCACAACGTAGGTCTCTGATCCCAACGTGACGAACACCTCCGCGCGTAGTAGCCCGTTGTCGTCCGTCACGTCGAAACGCACAGCGTCGTTTCTTGCGATGGGAGTTCCGACGGCCGGTGAAAAATTGTCGATCGCGGGGACCGCGCTCAGGCCCAGATCGAACGCGAGGGTTTGCCCGTGTGAATCGTCCGCTTGTCCGATGCCCGCTAGTTCGGTATCGAGAGCCGCCTGTGTTTGACCCCAGTCCGCCATGGTCTAGCTCGACGCCGGGGTTGTGGTGCCATCCCACGGCCAGTTGGCGACGCCCAAACTGATCCGGGTTTTCGATGCGAACGTTTCTCCGGCCGCTCGAGCAAACCCATTCCACCTAACAAATTCGGAAACGCCTTTGTACCCTGTGGGACCCGCTAGGCTGGACGGACGGCAGAACGTGATCGGCATTCCGATATCGTCGCCGTTGTCGTCGACGTCCACCACGTTGGGAAACACTACCGTCGAACCGTTGTTAGCGGATTGCACAAGAGCAGACATCGATTTCCAGGCGGTCTGACCTGCTACAGACCCCCGACAAGACGCTGTCGTTGTGGTGTCTGATACCGCTGTAAGCGCGACTTGAGTAGCGCCGACCCCTCCGGCGTCATAGAAGAAGACCATGGGATCGGTTTCCGCCGGCTGAACCCCTGCGGTGATCGGGATCTGTGAATACATCCCCTGCGAATTGGTGATGTCTCCGGAAACGTTCGAGTACAGAAACCACCCGTAGGGCGTCGCGTCATCGGCGCCCATATGCAGCACAGAGTTTCCGACCCCGTGAATGATATCAGTACCGTGAATGGTCACCTGATCGGCTGCGGTAGGGGGTGCGGTGATGTCACCACCTGTGAACACTCCGCTTCGTGAATACCGAAGACCCCAATTCGTATTGGTTGCGTTGACACGAAACCACAACCATTCTCGTCCGCCATCTGGCTGGCGCAGCACGAACCACGATTCGCTGACGCCTGCATTGTATTGATCCAGATCGCCAAAGGCGGCGATGTTGTCGCCTGCGCCGCCGGCAGTCCCGTCACTCGATCGTGAAATCGTCCAAGCTGGACCGGTCGGGCTGGCTGCGCGCATGAAATCCAAGAACTCGAACAAGTACTTGAGCACCACATCCGCAGCAGTGATCGCGGTGTTCGGTTTGAAACGCATCGTCATGGCTTGGCCTTTAGGTTGCTAGACGCTGTGGTGGGGGGTGTAGTGCCGCCGGCCGTCCAGCCCGCGGCAGCCAACAACCCCAGAATGCTGGTCTGTAGCGCTGCGCCGCCGTCTGCTCCACCCGGCACACCGTTCTGGATCGAGGTCGCCAGATCGCCCAGGAACGTTTCCACCTTCGACGCCAGCGCCACGGCTTCCGCCAGAAGGATCCCGACGTTGAGGCTCCCATCGATCTTCATGAGCGGCACAGTGATCAGCGGCACGCCTGCAGGATCCACCGGAAGCACATTTGCTTTGGCGCCGATGCCTGGGATCGCGACAGCGTGTGAGAGATCGTGCCGCCGAAGATCCACGGGGTCCGCAACGTCTCCCGTCTCCCGCCAGTGACCGATCGCCGAAGAACAGATCACGAGCAACACGAAATCCCCAGCTTCAAGATCCCATGTCATGTTGAACGCTCCGCCTTTGGGAAACAACACGCGCACGTTTGGGATCACGGGGAGCTCTTCGTGCTGCGTCGCGCCCGCGTTGTCACTGATAGCCCGCCGCACCATCGGGAGCACGTTGGCTGTTGACGTCGCGCGATCGTAGCTCACAACGCGCCCGGGCATCGCCACATGCACATCCGATAGACGCGAGTCGGACGCCTCACGGAAGATCTCAGCTAGGGTGGGTTCGCTCACAGCTTCTTCGCCTCGATATCAATGTACCATTCTGTGGCTGCAGAATCGCCCGTATAGACGCACTTCTGAATCCGGTAATTTCCGGACAGTCGTTCGCTGTCGAGTGCCAGCAAACGTCCGGGGAAGATATCAGGGATCAACAAAGACTGCGCCGCAAGGATCCCCTCGTTATCCACCGAAGGGGAACCCACAAGCCCCGTGCTGGGAGTGAGTTCGATCGCTGCAGCCACTAGCGGCGCGTTCACCTGTAGTAGCTGTAACGCGCCCTCTTGTATGCTCCACTCGAAGCCTAGGGACTGGGCCACCCTCGTCATCATCTGAGACGCGGAGCCCGAGAGCACTCCCCCTTGGGGGAGCAGAAGCGGAGCGGCCAGGAGCCCCGGCGCCGCGGACGCTAGATTGCCTTCCGCGATGCCTAGTTCTTTTGTGATCTGTTGCATCACAGAAACGTTCGGGGTGGCTTCCGCGATCGAGAGATTGATCCGACTTTCCTTGTATTGCTTTTCGCCGTCGCCCGATTGAAGCGTTGTGATCAGGTCCGCGCTTTCACGCGTCGTGTAGGCCGTCCGCAAGGTGCCCGAAAACAAGAGCGCGGTTTGCCCTTCGTACCCTGCCTCGACAGTGCACGCGACGCGGTCGAGTTCTTCGAGCTGCGCGCGGTGATCCTCGTTCAGGTTCCACACCTGGATCTCTGCAGTGTT